TCGCATTTCGAATAGTCTCTATGAAGAATCACGGACGCCTAATCTTTAACAACTACAACTTCATCAACCCTAGCGAGAAGGCTGTTCAGATTGCTCGCAAGGAAATGAAAAAGCTGTGTAAGGCTGTGGGTATCAACCGAGAGATTACCAACATCAACGAATTCTTAAATCGAGAACTCGATCTTCGGGTCAAGGTTGAAGAGTACGAATACAATGGCAAGACAGGCCGCAGTAACAAAATCATGGAATACATAAAGCATCCAGCAGAGAGCACTCCACCCGGAATCAATCAGGCGAAAGAGGTTCTCGGGGGTGAGGTGCTGCCCTTCTGATTGAAGGGTTTGGATTGGGGGATGCGCGTCCCCCTCTCCTTTTCTGTTCGTTATCCTTGAGGGGCAAACAGGCTTCTATCATAGCCGGAGTTATCAATGTCATCAACTGATTTGCTGGACGTAACTACGATGCAATTATTCGACGCTATCAACGCAGCAAAGGAAGCTGCTCAGTCGCAGGACAAGCGCCCGCACCTTGGGGCCAGTCTAGCGGGCAACGAGTGCAAGCGTAAGGTATGGAACGAGTTCCGCTGGATAGCTAACAAGAAGTTTTCCGCTGACACACTGCGTCGTTTTGCAGACGGACACGCGAGCGAAGACATTTTTGCGGAGGACCTTGAGCGAGTCGTAGAGATTACCGATCGCCAGTGGTCTTTTAAAGATGGTCATCTAGGAGGCAGCATCGACGGCTTTCTGCCGAACGGGGTACCAGGTTTTGATGAGCCTATGATTTGGGAACACAAGTGCATCGGCGCGGACAAGTGGAAGTCGCTCAATAGAAAACTCGGTGAGTACAAAATGATGCGGTGCGTTGATCGCCTGCTATTAGATTGGAACTTCAATTACTACAGCCAGGCTCAAATCTACATGCACTACAAGAAAGCCGACTGGCATTTCATCACGGTCGCATCGGCTGGCACACGCGACGTCATGGGCTTTCGCACACCATACGATGATACATTCGCCTATGAGTCTATTCGTCGAGCTAAGGCCATTGCAGCGGCAACAGAGCCTCCTCCGAGGATAGGAGCTAAGAATATGTTTCCCTGTAGCTTCTGCGACTTCTCTTCGAATTGCTACGAGGGCGCTGACCCGCTGCGTCATTGCAGGAGTTGCAGGTACGTTGTTCCTCGTGTTGACGGCATGTTTACTTGTTCGCTAACTTCGGATGAGCTTTCTATCGAAGCTCAGAAGGAGGGATGCACAGAGTGGACTCACCACCTCTAAAGTTCAAGGTTGAGCGAGCGCCCAAAAAGCGCGGAAAGAAGAAAGACAAGATTCCAACTGAACATTGGGAACAAGTTCAAGTTGTTAAATATATGCAGGAGAGCCGGATGGTTTTTCTTGCAGTGCCTAACGGCGGTAGCCGTGGGCCGATAGAGGGGGCACGTCTGAAAGCTGAGGGCGTTCAAAAGGGTTTTCCTGACCTACTGGTTCTTCACCCATTTCTAGGCGCGATAGAGATGAAGAAGACCAAGGGTGGTCGGGTCAGCCCAGAACAAACATCCTGGCTTCAGACACTCGAAGACATTGGCTTCAAGTGTGTCGTGGCAAAGGGTCACGAAGAAGCCATAAAGTTTATCGAGGAGTGCATAAATGCTGAAACATGACACCAGGACAAAGGTCGCCAATGAGGGCGGCAAAAAACTGAGAGAGGCTTGGAAGCAAAGCGGCAAGAGCTTGAGGGAGTGGGGCGAAGAGCAGAAGATCAGCTACGCAGCCCTGCATCGCTACATGACCGGCGTGACGCTGCCAAACATTCACACGGCTTTTAAAATGAAAACCAATTACGGAATACCCATGGAGGATTGGGTCAAGGAGATTTAATGTGGTGGTTATTGGGCGCTGTATGCGTCGTGGCGATGGGGGTCGCCATATCTGAATTCTGGTCAGTGCGCCAGATTGAGAGACGCATACGGCGAAAGTGGAGGGACCATGAAAAAGAAAAAAGATAGACCAAAAGGCTGGTACAAACGCGAGCAGCGCAAAGAACTGGCTATCGCAATGCGATTGGTAAACAAATGGATTGAGCAATGCACGGATGAAGATCATTTGTGCGATTTGAAAGAATACTTATGGCGGCTTGAGTACAAGGCCGTGTTTTTAGGAGTGAAGAAATGAGCAACAAACGAGTGGACGACAGCCATGCAAAATACAACGACGGCGAACTATCGCCGAAAGAAGAGAAGCGCCACTGGAAGCGCTTAGAGCTTGAAGAAGAGGCACGCGAAGAACGCCGAGCAGAGCGCCAAGCAGAACTTAGAGAGCGTTACTGGGAGGGTGAGTGAGATGTCGCTGCTTGTGGCTAACCTGCCTATGTTCCCTTGCTTCGTTAGATCAGAGTATCTTTACAATTTTAAGAAGGGCCACGGTGAGCTAATGCGTGGTTATTGGGTCAGCGTCAAAGCGCAGAAGCACAGGGCTCTGCTATTCGAGACACTGCTTGAGAATGGCGCGCTTTATGACAAGCTGCCCATCTCTGCTTTTGTGACGCACAAAGATGCGAAGCCTAAACATCAGCAGCATGAATTAGCATTATGGGACATCGACGCATGGCACATTACTACCATCGTTAAGGACAATATCCGTCATCTGGACTGCATGGTTCGCATCGGCAAGGAGATGGTGCCAGGCGAGTACATTTGCACCGTGGACCAATGTGATGCAGACGGATCCCTTCTGACCTCATGTGCGTCAATACCAAGAGAACATAAAAGCCAGAACTTGATTGCACTTTCGGACGGATCAGGTCAGGTGGCCTCGATGCCAAACAATCGTGTTCTTTGGACAGATCCCAGTTTGACACACGTCAAGGATCCACCAGACTTTGAGGCGTGCGATGAGGTTTACTTCTCAAACACCAATGAGAACTATTGCCTGCAAGATGCTTGGTTTTACGAAGATAGCCCGGATGCTATTTCTTCTTCCGAACCTTCTTCTTCATCGCCTTCTTCTTCATAGCGACATCTTTGTTAGAGACAGAAGATGCGCCATTCTTGGCGGTCTTCTTCTTTGACGCTGCTGCCTTAAACTTCTTCAGTAACTGCGGTGGCATTTTCTTCTTCATCGTTTCTTCCCCTTATGTAGTCCGTGGCGAGCATGTTGCTTGCCTGCTTTAGTTGCTTTTTTCTTTATTTTGTTTGCACGGGCTAATTTAGCCCGGCCCGCTTTGTTTTTTTTGAGTTTCTTGATGGTTCTCTTTGGCGCATAGACCTCACCAGTGGCGTTTGGACCCTGCGTAGAAGGATTACCGCTTGCCGTGGTCCAATCTTCTTTTCCCCACTTCTTAAGAGACTTTTGTGGTTTTTTGAGCGCCATTAGCTTTTGTATCCACCGCCAGCGGCTTTGTATCTGCGGGCGAGTATCTGAGCTTTGCGAGCGGACCACTGGCCCGGCTTGCCACCCTTGCCACTAGCCATAATTTCCTTAAACAGACGTTTTCTCATCCCTGGCTTAGTGTAGTTATTAGACTCGTTTACTTTGCTTTCGCTTGCCTTAGCTTTAGTCTTAGCTTTAGTCTTAGCCTTTTTTGATTTTTTAGGACCACCTCTTAGCATGTCACTTAATCCTTTCATCAATTACCACCCGACCATCTGGCTCCTGGTGACCAATTTCATTCTGTCGATTCTCCGGGCGAGCGGTCGGATGCCCAAGGCTGATATGAATCCAGCCGCGCTCTAGGAGTAGTTGTCCTACATTGAGACGCTTCTCACGTACCTCAGTAGCGATCTTCTCAAAGGCTTCTTCGATCGTGCACTTGTAGGGCTGGAAATCACACGCCTCGCCTCGGCGGTGCTGGGATGTCTTTGAGCCTCCAATGGCGGAGTTCAAGTCCTCACATCTGAATCCGCTGGTGACCTTGATTGGGGATTTGATAAGAGACCGAACACGCTCCATCATGTTGGCGGTCAAATAAATAGCGCAAGCGTGGTTGCGTGCCTCTCTCCGATTCTCATCAAAGAATCGTTTGTACGAAGTTCGCGTCATCTCATTCCAGGAGAAATGTGGCGTCAGCTTCATCAGCACTTCCACCGTCGACGCGCTTGGCGTAGTCTCGAATTGGGATTCTTTGCAGCCTTTGGAAACTTCTTCATCTGGCCAGCGCTGCGAGCGCAGTAGGACTTGCGACGCTTGGCGGCTTTGCTGCCCTTGGTTACCTTGCCGGTGACTGCACCTTTAAGCTTACTGCCCGGATTCTTGCGACGGTATTTCTTGATGCCATCCTTCGACATACCAGCGCCTTCTTTGGTGGGGCGCAGTTCTCCGCCCCCGACCGTGAACCCGCTCATGTCGCCCTTAGGTTTAGTTTTAGGCTTGGTCGACTTGCCACCGCCAGTCTTCATCCCGCCGGTCTTGGTTGGCGATTTACGTTTTGTTGATTTCTTAGGTCCAGCTTTCAACATCTCACCACCTTACTTTCAGTCCGGCCATAGCGGACCAGTCCTGGGACGACGCGGCGTGTGCGTTTGCGACGAGTGA